GTGTTGCCCTGGATGGTGTTGCGAAGAGGTACGGCGATTCCGGTGCTGACGGTCTTGATGGCGGTGGTCAGAGCGCGGAAGCGGGAGTTCTGGATGAGAATGTTGTAGCAGCCGCCCACGTCGTAGATTCCGCCTTCGCCGTCGCTGAATTGACAGTTATCTGCGACAAAGCTGGACGGGTCGGGATAGGTGGCGTTCTCGGCGCGATGCAGCTGGATGGCCGCTGCGTCTGCCGGAGCGTCCCACAGGATATTCGACACCAGCCAGCCCTGTTGACGGAGTTCCAGCAGCGGGGTGGCGGCGGTCGGAGAGGCTGGGGGTCGCCACGCTGAAGCTGCATCCAGCAACGGATGCCCGAAGCTCGATTCGTTGCCATAGCGGGTGCGGGTGGCAGCGCCAATAATCTTGACGTTGCTCACACCCAGCGGAGCCACCAACTGTTCCTTCACCTGACCGATGAACAGGATGGTGTCGTTTGGTGATAGGCGCGAAAAACACTCCCTCATTGTGTGGAGAGCGTTTGCCCATGAATTTCCATCCAACTGGTCCGAGCCTCCGTTGGCGTTGACAAACCAGATATTCCCCGGAGTGTACACGCCTGCGAGAGCTGCAAAGTTGTTATTGATAATGTTCTGATTCGCCAACGTAAACGCGCCTGTGTTCACTAACTGTGGAAACGGCATGTATCCTCCTGTTAAATAACCCGCCCGCAGATACCATCGTTTTGTTCTGCGGGTGTCTACTCAGCGGGCTGCGATTGCTGAGATTCTGCTTGCTGAGCCGCAGCTGCCTGCGCGGACTCAGCTAATTTCTGCTCATGCGCCTGCTGGTCGGTCTGCATGGCGTGTTCGTGAGCGGCGTCGTGCATGTCCTGCCAAGCCTTGAGCTGAGTTTCGATGCGGAACAGGACATCCTGGACCTTCGCGTTGATTTCGGCGACCGCTATTTTTGTTTCATTATCCAACTTAGCAAGAGTTACCTTATATTCATTATCAACAACCTTAGCTTGCTCTTTTTGCTTGGCTTCTGTCAACTGCTGTTCGAGTTGCTGGGCGTAAGCGTGCAACTGGTCATGGGCTTGCTTGAGCTGAGTGACCATCTGCATCACCTCGGGCGGGAGGGGCTTGCCGTCTGGGCCAATAGCTCCCGGTGGGGCGAGCCGTTTGGCGATTTCATCACCAATGGGACCTAGATTTCTCAGTCTCGTCACAAGGTCGCCCACTTTTTCAAACACACCGGGAAGTTTTGAGATGGTATCAGCGAAGTCAGCGGCTTCTTCACGCTGGGACTCGTAGCTGGGACCCGTCGAGATCGTCACATCGTGAGCATCGCCCGTCAGATCGACCGCCTGGGGATGCTGTTGGTCATTGACGCGCTGGACGCTATATTGACCGTCTGCGTGGCGCACACCCACGTCGCGGGCGGTGTCATAAGTCTTGTCGAGCAGGTCGTTCAGCACCCGGCCTGAGTGTTCGAGGGACATCAAAAAGTTGTCGATAAAATGATAGCTGCCCTTTTGCTCGGCGGCTTGCATTTTTTCGAGCGCGATTCCTGACTTCTGATTCTGGCGCTGAGCGGCGGTTGGGAGAGGACTGATGCCCATCGCAGCCTGGATGGCGCGGCGGGCGGCTTCGGCTGCAATCTCATAAGCTGCAAAGTTAGGCTGGAAGGGCTGCCGCATGGGTGGTCCGAGCGGTTGACCATTCGCGGCATTCACGATGGGCTTGTATTGCAGATAGGCTAGCGGCGCCTTGCTGACCTTCGCCCACTCGTCTTCGTGGCCCTCGAACTGACCTTCGGCTCCGATAAAGGGAGTCTTGGGGGTCATGGCGCTCTCTTCGGCCTCACAACTTCGGAGGTAGCAATAGAACATAAAAGGGTCGCGGGCCGCCCGGATGAGCGACATCAGCACCCGCTGCGGACCGCTTCCGTAGTCCACATACAGCTCTTTACCGAAGCATCCGATGATGGGTATCCACTGCCCGTCCCACTCCAGCTTTTCCAGCACCTCGACACCATTCGTGAAATACTGCATCACCTTGCGAGATGTCAGGGGGCGCTCCATCAGAACGGTTGCGCCAAACTGAACGCCAGCTTTCTCTGCGTCGCTCTCAGCCTGAGCGAACTCCTCGCTGGTCATCATCTGCTGGCTGCCATCTGCGCTCTGCACCATCAGCAGCTTCGTGGGCGTCTCTTCAATCTCCCAATACTCAGCCACCTGGACTTCCTGCTCCTTAATCCACTTCGGAGCAAGCATCATCAGTTCGTTGCTGAAGTCTACGAACTTGGCCTTGGGCCAGCGCTGCTTGAACTCTTCGCGGGGCATCTGTTCGATGAGATAGCAATACTTGATGTCGCTGGCGTCGGCTTCTTTATAGTTGGGGTCGAAGATTACGTTGTCGGGATTGGGGATGCGTTTGATGAGTAGTTCTTGCTCAAAACTCTGGTCACTCACATATTTTCGGGTGATGCGCCAGAAGCCATAACTGCGGCTGGCAGAATTCTCGAAGCCCGCCAGATAGGCAGCCTTGGCGTTCGACTTGTACTCTACGTTTCTGATGATGTCGGCGCGAACCTCAGCTTGCTTGTCGAGATCGCCCGCTCCCTTGGGCGTAACCTTCACCGCGTGGGGATTCATGCGGACTTCGTTTACCAGTTGGTTCAAATATTGCCCCAGCTCATCAAAAACCATCGCGGGTCGCCCCTCGTCCTTGCGGGCGGCTTTCTCGCGGTCATCCCAGGGGTCCCCGGCGAGGTAGCGCATGTCGAGCGCCCCTTCGCTGCGGATATCCTTCCACTCCTGCATGGCCAGCTCGAACCTGTCGCGTATCCGTTTGAGTAACTTGCCGTCCGGCGTGGAGGCGTCCAGAATCCCTTGATAATCGTTGGCCAAGTTATTTGCTCAGCTTCATTTTCACGGGCGCTCGCTTGCCACGTTGCTTGCGGAAGTCGTAGGAGTGAGTCTCGGTGTCCGACTCATGCTTCTTCTCCATCGCAGCACCCTTCGCGGTCTCTTTGTTGCCATGCATCGCGCCGATGGAGTTCATAATTTTGTAGGGAATCTTGCTGTCTGCCCCGTACTGAGCCTTCAACTTCTTCTCCAAAAACTTAGGCATCTCCGCCTCCTCCAAGCATCTCGTCTAGCTGAGTACCCTTCTTGATAATGTACGATAGAGACTTTACCTTAAAGTCTACCTGCCCCGCCAGCTTAGCATACTCGGCTTGCTGGTCGGCGGGCGGGAGGTCCCGCAGCACCCGAAACAGCTCATAATTATTCTTCGGTAGCTTCATCGGATTCCTCGGGTCGGAAATACGTGCAGCAACCCCTGCTGGCAACCGTCGCCGGTTCGCCTAAGTCCTCGATAACTTCGGGATGATCGCAATGTCCATGCGTCCCGTTGATGCTCGCGTAGTGTTCACATCTCACGCACTCGAAGGGTCCATCGCTGGGGGGAGCGTAGCCAGACTTGGGGGTGCCGATGGGGGCGTTGGAGTCGTCCGCGTCGTTGTCGTCGGCGGGCTGGCGAAAGTCGTAACTATTCCCCATCACTGACCACCCAGCGCCATGTCGGCTTTATAAGGCAAAAAAACCTGCTCACCCGTACCTGTCGGTGTCCAAGCATGAGTTATTTCTGCAAATTTATCTGCTGCATCGGGGGAATCAAAAATCCCCAGATGCTCGCCAGACTTTTTGAAATGCTCCGTGGCTGCATCTTCCAAAGCCTGCATTTCAGCGGGATTTTTCTCATTTGGCTTCTTACCGCTGGGAGTTAAAAATTTTCCGTTCACAATCGTTGGAATCAAAGCCCACTTTCCATCTCCTAACGGAGCGCGAGTGGAAAAAACAGTGCTGATACTTCCATCATCGTTATGAACCACAGGACGGTTATTTACATCAATATTACCTATCTTATGCATCCCCACGGGCATCTGATAAGGCACACGTTGATTCAGCTGACCCAGTGCGTTGGACATAAACTTCGCACTATCCACCGGCATCGGGGTAGCTTGGCGGAAATCATACTGATTACCCACGTTCGCGCTCCCGTCGGGTGGCGATTGCGACCGCGCTGCTCAGAGCGGCGTGACGCATGAACATTTCTGGTGCCAACGAATGGGCTATCCTGAAATAATCTTGCTGAAACCTCGCCTGCAACATCTCCCGGATGGCCTCACCCGTGAGCTGGCCGACGAATGGAATTACTTCAACTTCGTTCTGCATCTTTTCTCACCTGATACAGATAATTTTGAAAAACCTGCATTTCAAGTTTATCAAGCGGTTCGTTGTTGATAACTTTTCTGGCTAATTCCTTACAAGCAGGTTCAATGTATATTTTTTTGAATTCTTCAATAGGCATTAGGTCACTCACGCTAAGCCTCCTTCAACTCCATCTGAGGGGCATGAAACTTGATCTCATAATACTTACAGGGCGGCGAGCCGCAGGTTACATAAACTCCTACCACCTGGTGGTCTTTCACTTCCTGCGTCACTCCCATCACACACCCGCAATACTCACATCTCAGGTTAGAGGTAAGATAAGCATTCATGGCTAAATTACCTGGGATTCCATTAAATTTTCTATTTCTGCTTTTTTTGCTAGAAGATACAAGCGATATATCTCCTGCCAATCAACAGCTTTTTCACCATCTGCTGATATTTCCCAATATTGAGAACCTTTTTTGAAAGGTTCACCTACATCAAAGCGAACACTAATTTTCATATCAGCTGGCTTTCTATCTGCTGGCCCTCAACGGTGCCGCCACCGGCTGCCGTGTAGACTTTGCCCACGATGGTGCCGGGCGTATATTGACCATTCGGTCCACCCGCCGCAGTGAAAATCGCTGGCACCCCCTTCAACACAATCACCGCGTCCGCCCCGACAGGAGCTTCCATCGCCAAGTCGGTGGTTGCGCCGGTTGCGGAATCATAATTCTCCTGCACCAGCACGCGGCGACAGAAATTATGAGCGACGATTTCAACACCCATCTCGGTGAGACTGATAATCCTCGTATACTTTCCATCCTGAATAACCGCCATCTTCGATTCCTCCTAAGCTCTCTGGATGCGTTTCAATTTTCGATTGTAATCGAGTTCCACCTTTGGTTCGGGTGGATTATCAAGATGCTCGCCAATTTCAGGCTGGCGGGGCTCGATGGTCATGGTCGCGGTACCTTTGGGGAGAGGCTTCTTCTTGCGAACGCCCGCTCGCTGGGCGAGTGCGTTGGGGAGGGTACTCATTTGTGAGCCTCAAGATAATCAGCTAATTTTCGTAACAACTCCGGTGAATCCTTAACATGCCCAAGAGTTTTATTACACCTATCGCAAAGCCAGCCACGAAATTTACCACTTAGATGACAGTGATCAAATACTACTCTAAGGTTTAGCTCATTGCAAAGTTCACATACTGTTGGACGAGGGCGACCGGCTACCAATTCTTGAGTAGCTTTTTTCTTGGCAGTAAATCTAGCCATTCGTACACGTTGAGATTCAGGATTATTTTTACGCCATTCACGTTTATAAGCAGCATCTTCTTTCAAAATACGATCTCGATGACGCGCTCTAAAACGTTTTTTGATTTCAGCAGATTTTTCAGGGTGGGCTGCTCTCCACTTACGAGATTCTTCAGCACGGTAAGCGCGAAGATCAGGATGACGTTCTCGCCATGCTTTCGTTTTTTCGTAAGCAGTCATTTTCCCTTATGAAGAAGTTGATTAGCTTTTGATTTTATTTTAGCTGCCGACGATGGGGAAAGTTTTCCAGCCTTCTCCATTTGAGTCGCACGACTTTTTGCATTAATTTGGTGAGCACGGTCATTTAGCGGATACTTCCGCTCCCCCGGCAATCCAAACGTCCGGTCAGCGAGCGCGTTACGGGACTTGCTGGTCAGCTTACTCATCACTACTCCTCCTGCTGAAAGCCCACTGAGCGAACGCTCCACACAAACTACTAAGAGAACCCAGCACTATTTCTAATCCAAAACTAGTATCCTTATGCACCGTTCCCAGCGCAATCGACAACGCCAGCACAAACATGGCCATCAAAATAACCATCCCCATAATCATCCGGGGGTCGCGCATCAAGCTGACCTTCTAGTTAATCGCCTGCTTGTCATTATCTTCACTATAACGCCTCGCCACAATATCTGCAATCGGCATGGACTCTTCTTCGGGTGTGAGTTCAAACTCCGCACCCCTCACCTTGCCGGTGTCGCTAATTACCATGATGACCAGCTTCATTCGCTAGCCCCAAACTCGCACGGGCGATTTCACCGTATGCTTGCGTCCCCCCGGCATGACCGGCGCGGCGAACGTCAGGGCGAGGGCGTCGGCATCATCCGGGCTATCCACACCGCGTTTCTTCATGGCTTCCTTAGGCTCTAGCTTCACGCGCTGCTTGGCATCCGGTACGATGCCCGGTCCCACCAAGTCTGCCTCCAACTCGCTGGAGTTGTCAATCGCCGCCCCCGCCAGCCACTCCTTCATCTTGCCCCACATGAAGTCGCGGTAGTAGACATAACGATAATCGGGTGAGTGAGCGCCGAAGTTTACCTCGCGCAAGTTCGAATGACCCATCTCCCTGAGGCGTGCAGCGACCGGCCCAGCTATCCCCGCACTGTCGAGAAACAACATCGCCACCTTCGCCATCCGCCCATCGCCTATCTTCCAATCCCTCGTCAACACATCCTCCAGCTTCTGCACCATCACCATCGGGTCCCGCGTGAACTCGCCCTTGATGCGGATGGGCGGAATGGTGCGAGCATCGTTGCCGCGCCGGAACCTCACCACGTTGTCGTCCCCGCCGCCCCACGCGAAGTCCACCCCCGCCACCAGCGGTTCGTCAGGCAACACTATCGGTAATCTTTGCTGAGCCTCCGCCACCCGCTGAGCATCAATGAACTGACTCTCGCTGGCAGCCGGAGGGAGTCCCAGCACCCTGACCCTGAAAAAGTCGCTTCCCTCTCCATAATCGCCCGCCCACTCTCCAATCAACTGCTTGTTGGCCATCTTCGACTGGCGCGAGTCCACGGTGCGGTGGTCCCACCTGTCGCGCTCACTCCCGAAGCACACCCGATGGAGCTTGCCGTTCGAGCGCGTGCAGTTGCCCCCGATGAAGATCATCGGCTCCCCGTCGGTCAGTCCCCCCTCAGCGACCTCGAATATCTTATCGGGGATGGCGGACCCTTCGTCGAAGATGTAGAAGCTGGAGCTGTCGGCGGCGTGCTGACCGGCGAAGGCCTCGCTGTTCTCCTCCTTGCTGGACTGGGCACTCACAAACCAGCTCTCCTTCGAGCGCGGAAAGAACATCTTATCCCCGGTCACGTTGAACCAATGACCAGTTAGAGATAACTTGCTCCACCTCTGGATGCTCGCCCAAGTCTTCGTCTCCAGCTGGGTAAAAGTGTTGGCGGTGACCGTCCCCCGACAGTGAGGGCGAGTGGACATGATGAAGTTCACTATCCACGCCCACAAGGTCGTCTTGCCGGTCCCGTGCCCGCTGGAGATAGCCATTCGGATGGGCGGCACGGGAGTCTTGCCATCGAACCGGTTCGCCTTGAGCTTAGCGCCGAAGTCGTTCAAGAACGCCCGCTGCCAGGTGTCGGGCCCACTCTCATGCAGGAGAGGTCCGGGCTCCCCCCACGGATAGGCCCACATCACATAGCCGAAAGGGTCATTATGATACTTCTCCTGAATCTCATCAGCAATCTCGTTATCCTTCTGTCTGAACTGGCGATTCTTGGGCGGGGCGAGGGGCATTAGCGGGAAGTAACCTTTTTACCCAATGCAACTTGCCAAGCTCGACGCCAACAGTCTGCTAGCCAGAGGTCAAGAATTCTGTCCAGTTTTTTACACTCAGCAGGAGTGAGCTTGTCGTTACCCTTCAACTTACGAATATCTCTCATCAGTCTCTCCAGTCAAAACCTAGTTGAGCTTGCGGAGGTTCAGCGGACGGGGGCTGCGGCTCAGCCTGCATCTCAAAGCTCATCTCAAGCTGCATTATTCCAGCATCTCCAACCTCTCCCGGCGCTAGATTTTCCATATAGGTAATGTCGCCCTCCCCACCCCCCCAGGGGGGCAGTGAAGTTGAAGTCTGAGCGAGCGCAGTCTCATGCTGCTCAGCCCCGTCGAAAGAATCATCTCGAACGATGTGAGTGTTGACTAGTTGGTTACTAGAGTGTGAGTTGATTACTGATTGTGCATCCTCAGGCGTGGCACTAGCAGACGCCAGCTCAGGTGCGATCGCATCGAGTGTGCGCGTGCGGGCGCGTTGAAGTCTCTCCGCCAGCTGGTCTCCAATGTCCACCTCTACTCGCTGATCTCTCAGATGGAGATGGTCCGCGAGCAGCTCCAGCGCCTGGAGTTTCGGCTGTAACTTAATCTTCCGTCGCAATATCTTAACGCGCTCGCCATCTCCCGAGCCGCCAGTCACATCTTCACTAATCTCTTGCACCGCCGCAAACTGCGCTCGCGTCGCCTCGCTGAAGTCTATGCGCGGAATTCCCTCCGCATCAAGCGCCATGTAATCAGCTATGTTGCTAAATGCAAGCTTTGCAGTCTCTTGCAACACCGATTCGGCTTTGATATCGAGTTTTTCAAGTCTCGCTTCGATGCTGCGACGCACTTCCGGGACCAGTAACAGTGCGCTTCCGATTTCAGCTGCGTTATCTGGTTTGTAACCAGCACGTTTCGCCGCCAGCCGCGCACTGCCTGTTTTAATGTACTCATTGACGAATTTACGCCTCTTGGGGAGCAATCGGGCTGGTTTGTAGTGTGTTTCGGGAGCCATTTCGAGTGTTTCTGGCATGGCTGGAGTCTAGCAAACTCTACCCGCCTAGTGTCAAGCTCGACAACAGAGAGTACCGAATATGGCATAGTACTATTATTCTCTTGACTTATTCCCGGGATGCTGGAATAATAGCATTGTTAGCTGAGGTTAGG